AACAGATTGTGATGCAACAATTTTCTTAAATAGGGGTGGGTTTTCTGCCCTTCTCTGACATTCATTTAAATCACTTACTGCTCCGTACCAACGCCCTACTTGCGTCAAGGTATCCTCAACATCACGCCCTGCTTCAACCATGCGCTTGATTGTGCCAAACGCATTAGTTGCAATACTTATTGCAGTGACCGGATCAATCATAGTCCTGCCGCATCCAATCTAGCCTTCAGTGCATCGTTCTCTGCCTTCAGGTCTTTGATAGCATTGATCATGGCGAACGTAATCGGTTGCATATCAATGTTGTAAAGCTCAGTATCTTCAGCATCTTCCTCATTTAATTTTGCTTCATACGTTCCGATAGCTTCAGGGAAAATTGGCAGTACATCCTGTGCAATTACACCAACATTGTCTTGTCTAACTTCAGTCTGACCCTTGCCGTTAAAATCATATAGCTTTGTGTTTAGCTGACAGATTTCATCCAAGCCTTTGTCGTATTCTCTAATGTTTTCTTTGGTACGCTCATCAGAAGTGTTAATCCAGTAGATGCCACTTGACTTTGCGGCATTGCCGTTTACATGAAGGTTGTACAGCGGGTTAAGTAAATTTACGCCAACTAGCGCAGTCGTGCTACTTTTTCTAACACATAATGCGGTTTTTCTATTAGTATCACTAGATCCACAGCCAACAGCGAACAGGTGCGGGGTATTGGATTGCCACGCATTCCATTGCCCCACTGCAACCTGTCCAACATCATTACCGACACTTGAGGTTACAGGCGTAGTAACACCTTTACCAAATGCAAAGTTAGCCTCCGCATCACTGGCGGTAGCACCATAACCAAATGCCATGCCTCCATCACTGAAGCACAGAGAATCGTTGCCACCCGCCATGCCGTTATTTTCATAGACCTTACACTCATACCCCATCGCAAAACCTTGGTTTGCAGACCGCCCCGCAGGTGGCGATGTTTGACCTACCTCACAGAGCGCACCAATAGCCATGCTGTTGTTGGCATTTGTGTGGGTCATATTGCCGCCACCCAATGCAAAAGAGTTGATGCCATATGCGCGGACTTTAACATTTGCCCATGTTGAGCCAAACGCGAAAGAGTTTGTGCCACGCGCCTCGCACTCATATCCCCCCACAAATGAGTTGTCTGCACTTGCCTGTATGCTAGTGTTATATCCAGACACCAATCCAAAACTGGAAAGCGCGGAGTTATTGCTACCTGCAACTAAGTTGTTATCTCCTGTGACGGTGTGGTTAGCTCCGCTGATTGCGTTTAGAGTAGCACCGCTTCCACAATCATTGTCATAGCCAGATATTAGATTTAGATCGCCATCGTTCTGATGCTCCATTCCAACTACCAACGCGCCATAACCTGCGTTTGTACAGTTGTCTCCAATGACAGCGGATCGAGTAGAGTTGTTGGTTACATTGCCTACTGTGATTCTGCCGGTGGCTAACAGATCAACAAACTCAACATTATCGGTTGTAGCTAACCCCTGATTGATTGCTTTAACAGCGGCCTCATTGGTCAGCTCAGAATCCATTAAAGCGCCTGCGGCAGTGACGTTGGCAGTGTCGGTTACATCTGCAAGCGCCTCGATGCCGTCTAGCTTCGTACCGTCAACAGATACATCCCTGCCATCTACGGTAGAGCTCGCGGCCATAATAATGTTGTCACCTGCCGATACAGATATACTGGTGCCGCCAGTCACAGCACCCAAAGCCAGTGTCTGCGCCAAGGTTTCATTACCGCCCGCCCCTGCATTTGCCCAAGTAAATGTGCCATCACCATCTGACTGCAATACTTGGCCGGCAGTGCCGTTACCAGATACATTTAGTTGCAACGCGCCAATACCATTATCTGTAACGCTAAACTCATTAGTCGTTAAGGTCAGGCCTGTGCCTGCAGTATAGGTGGTGTTGTTATCAGTGCTATCGATGGTAAAGTTGGGGTAGGTTCCGGTAACTGTTGTTGCGCCAGTGCCCGTTAACGCCACAGTTTGATCCGGTGCGTCATTGGTAATAGTAAAGCTAGGATAGGTTCCGGACACGCTTATAGATGTCCCTGCAGTCAACACAACCGTCTGGTCAGGTGCTGTATTGGCAAACTCCGTGCCTGTCAAGCTGAGTCCTGATCCTGCCGTGTAAGTAGTATCTGTGTCATCGGTCCAAATGGCGTTAGCGCCTGCACCTTGAGACTTTAATACCTGACCTGCTGTACCGGTAGAACCGCCAAAACTAACAGTGCCGGTGAAAGATGCATTTTGCAGGTTCGTAGAGCCGCTTAACAGACCGTCTAAGGCCGTTAAGTTAGCATTGAGCTTAGTACCCCATGTTCCGTCAGAACCGTCTACTTCGGGCAGTACAAAGCTATATACGGGAGTAGTAGTGTCAGCCATTAAGAGACCCTTTTCCAACGATAAACAACGATATATGGCTGTAGGTTATTGTGAGCCTGACTACCGCCTGTGTAATTTGTATAGGCTGTATTACCTGTGTTTTGCGTGTCAGCGGGTTTACCCTCACCGGTAGTGCTAACACCCGTTGTCATGCTGTGCCTGTGACTTGGCATTTCGTCAATAGTTAGGGTGTGCGTTTTAGCACCGCCAGTTTCACCGTTGGCGTTAAACTCAGTCTGGCCTGTGTCAATACAAACGGTTACGCGCCCCTGCCCAAATAAAGACCATGTGCCAACGCCAAATGTGGTTGCAGGGTTTTCCGTGCTTGTGGTTTCGTACAAACAGCCTGCCGGATAAACAATGTTTGCAACCTGAGCATTTGTTAACCCGCCACTAGTTGCTATTGAGACGTTGCCTGAGCCATCCATGCTCGTACTGCCAGTGATTGTCCCTGTCAGAGAAATAGTGCGAGCGGTAGTCCATTTGTTAGCCTGAGTAGCAGTCGTAGCTGTCGTAGCACTTGAGGCGCTACCAGTCACGTTGCCTGTTACGTTGCCAGTCACATTACCTGTCAGGTTGCCTGTAAAGCCCCCTGAAGCCGATGCGGTAGTAAAGGCACCTGTTGATGGGCTGTTAGCTCCAACGGGCGTACCGTCAATTGAGCCGCTGTTTATATCAATGCCAGTAATGGGCTGATCACCGCCCAACAGATCATCGAGCTTCTCTGTGTTGGAGTTTAAATCGCCACCCCATGTATTTAGGTCAGCGCCTACCGTTGGCGTGATTAAAGAATAATTTGTTGTAGCCATTTAAGTGGTCCTCAAGTCCTCGTATCTTGCCAGTCTGCATCTGACACTGTTTGATCAGTCCATACTGATGGTATTAATGTTGCGTCTTGCCACGTTGCGGGATTGGTGGGCGTGTTATCCCAAATGTTAATTAAGTTGGCTGTCATTAAAGACTGCGTGACAGACTCCAACGCAATTAATTTCAGCTTGCGTAAAAATGCCGTTGTCGCACTAACGCTGTTAGAAGCCAAGTACATATTGGGCGAGCCCTCAGTACCGTATACTCCATAGCTGTAATAAAACTGCCCGTACTTCATGTCAGCGTCACATCTATATCGCCTATCGAGAAACGAACAATATCTTCATCGATTATTGTGCGCGTCTGCTGTAGGTTTGCAGAAATCAACATATTGCCACCGGTTAATGCGTCATGTATTCCTGCGTAGTTTACTGTGCCCCAATCCGCTGTTGCCTGAAACTCTACGTTATTTGTGTTCGCACCTGCAGAGGCCGTTACAGAAAATGCCGCAGACTGACGGGAGTAACCGGAGCCTGTAATCTCAGAGCCACCGCTCAACGGATCACCGTTCCACAGCGAGACATACAATGTAGTAGGTGCCGTGTATGCCGTGTTAGTCAGCACATGGTCCAACAATTTATTTTCTAAATACGGGGTAAAGCTCATCTCTCTCTCCGGAAGGTTGCAGAGTGGCTAGTATCTAAACCTCTAATGCGGGTAGCCAAGCCAGTGCCAGAATACTTAGAGTTATCAGACTCTTGATTGAGTCGCTGTACTGCCGCGCCATATAACTGAGCCCAAACAGTCACTCTAGGATCTTCTGCCAAGTAAGGCGCAGAGTGTAGCAGACTGCCGTACAAGTA